ACATAATAAACCTTGTCTGGATCTGGTTTAAAGTTTTCTTCAAATCTTCTGAATTGATCCAAAGGGTTTCTGGCTGTCATACAAGCACGAACCTTATCTGCTTGTTTAAAAAATGCATCTGATGCATATGTAGGGACACAAGCAAAGCGCATCATTGCATCGCCAAGATCTGTCATAAAAGCAATCTTAAAATCATCTACCTGTCTTGTAGGATTTACTTCCCATGTAGGTCTTTTAATAGCAAAGACTCCAGGATATTTGTATGATTTAATGTGATCCTCATCCCATGCAATCTCAAACCAATTGTCCTTATCATCCTCTGGAAGTAGTGGATTGATTATGAATCTATGTGTTTTGCTTACTATTTCTTTGTCAGCAATTACTGCTTCATACCGCTCAGAAATAAAGTCACCATTATAACGGGGGAATGAAAGAAGAACTACCTTTCCAAGATCAGGGAAACGAGAGTCCACTGAACCACGGAATGCTTTATAAATATTGTCAGCAGTCTTACCCTGTTCATTACCAGTTGCAACCTCAGATGCAAAACCAGAAATCTCATCTAGCACTGCAAGCAAAAGATTTAAACCCTCATGAGATTCACGCTCAGAGTGTCCAGAGTAAACTGTAACAGATTTATCAAAACCAATAGAGTCTACTTTTGCTTCATACTTACCAGCAAACCAGGGGGATCTTTCAATCTTTGATTTAAAACCCTTAAAGAAAACGTTTTTAGCCTGTTGAGCGTTAATAGCAACGTTAATTAAATCTATTGCATCCCCTGCTGGTTTTCCAAAGTATTTTGCTGGATCTTTGAGACATAGTAGTTTGTATACAATATAAGCGCAAGCCACAGTAGAGGTGAAGTCTTTACCGCTACCTTTGCCAAGTTGTAGAATGATTTCATTCTTTGTGTACTTCTCATAATATCTTGCCCCTTCTTCTTCTCCCATAATATTTATAAGATCTTCTTTGCGATAAATCTGACTCATTGCCTCAACAATGTCATACTGGATATCAGATAATCCTGGCTGACCTAAATAGTCTGGAGACTCAACAAACGTCTTTGCATCGACTGGAGTTTCTTCAAAATGACTATCGGCTAAAGCCTCAAGAAAATCATCAAACTTCATGGACAATTGTAATCACTTCATCCTTTTTAGCAACATCAGAAAGTCTACGCATAATCTCATCACGAACTTGTGGATATTCAGATGCTATGTCTCTAAGAATTGCCATCAAAACTTCTTGTTTCTTTTCTATCTGAAGCATCTCTTCTGCAAGTTCTTTATTCTCAAGCAACCCAGCCTTCTGTAACATATCAATTCTTTTAGACTCAATGTCCATAACAAGTTTAATTGCTTGTGTTTTTGCTCCAAGGTTATTTGTAAGGGATGCCTCATCAATTACTTCATAAGACTTTGCAATTAATTTATTATAATGTGTATCTGCAACCGCAAGAGCCTCTTTTGCACGAGCACGAATAGCATCATTAGCGGATGCCATTACTTTCCACTCATTGATGTGCTGTACTACACGAGTTCTTGGTATTGCAAGATCTTTGGAAATCTTTGTTGCATCATTTCCCTTTAAGTATTCTCCTACAACATTATTAATTTCGTCAAGATGCTTAATTAAATCTTCTTCAGTTGACAAGTTGGTAGTCTCCCTTAGTTCCTAAATCATTTGACTTTGCTATTTTAAGCAATACCAAATATCCTATCAAGTCATCAATATCATTATCTCCTGGATACTCCGTACCCTTCATAAGTCTATTTAACTTATCATCGATACGAACATGGAGTTGCTCTCTTGGTCCCGCTTTTGAAAATATGCGTACGGGTTCAAGGGCTGAATTGCCATAAGCAATATTCTTTTTTACCAACATGTGTGCAATTTCATGGCAGGTTTCTAATATTTCTTTTCCAGCCTCTGTTCCAACTGTAAGTAAATACAAATCCTCACACTTAAATTGTTTTGAATCTGGGAATACTGGTTCTAAATTCATCTCTTTGACTTCCTTAATCCAAACTTAGCAAGATACACATAAATAGTTTCCACACTTACCCCACATTCTTTTGCTATAGCCTCTGGAGATTTTTTATCAATGTGATATCTCTTTTTAAGCCATAACTCGCTTGTATATAGTTTAGCACTCATGACTCATCCTTGTCAAACCCAATAGCCTTATTCCAATTATTTATTGACCAGTGACCAATGCCACATGCATCTGCAACATCGTTGTCTGTTATTTTCTTGTCATAAATAACATCTAATAGTTTTATTGTTCTTTGTTTCCTAAACTCACGCTCATAAGACTTATACCATGAGTCTGACTTTCCAGGATTTAAAGACCTAATTTTAATCTGCTCTTCTTTAGTTAATCTTTTATTTCCTAAATAATTTTGCCAAGTAATTGGTGAGACCTTGCCAATAATATTAATACCAGATTGACCAGCAGCACCTAATAGTGCTCCCTGGACCAGAGCAAGATCTGCTGCAGTTTTTGGGCTATTCATAAAGACGGTGTGCTCAATTACAATGGCATCAACATTAACAATATGGTCAAACAGTCCTTTTGACTTTTTACCAGCATCAATTACCTTTTCGTATATATCTTTGCCAATAAAATTAATCTTTCCATATTCTTTTAGATGTCCACCATGAAAGGTTGCAAATGCAAGACTATTGGTACTAGCATCTATAGCACAAATTTTTTCTGGCATTTGCCCATAGTTACTATTTGTTTCTTTTGCCTTTGTCATTTGACAATCCCTTTACTTGTTTTAAAACTTTTTTAACATCTACTGGATTAATTACGCATTGATTGCATAATGGTTCATCGTTGTATATGGATAACTTTTCTCCACACTGCTTACAAGTTCTATTCTTACCCTTACGTTTTTGTCGTCTAGTCTGAATATATCTTTGTGCAATTTTTTCTTTGGTGGCTTGCTCTCTGCATTTTTCTGAACAATATATCTGATAAGATACATCTGATTCAAATGTATGATCGCACCATCTACAACTTTTCATTTTCTAGCAACTCCAGAGGTTTAATTTTAATTACCCCTGCCTCTGCTTCGGCACATGCTTTTTGGATTGGGCACACTTTACAAATTTTAGAATTAGATCGATAAGGCTTTTGAGGCAATTCTCGATCCTTCCAAGACTTGTGTACTGTTCTCATCCAATCAAATGCCTGGTCTACCCACCGACGGTAATGATCGTTTACTACTACTGGTAAAGTCAACAACTCATGATTATTTTTATTTTCATAAATCATTACACCCTTGCCGACTTTCCAAACCTTCATATAGATTAGCAATTGCATAAGATGACCCATCTTAGGCTTTCTGCTATTCTTTTTGTATTCAAAACCTTCATTCATTATTGTTTTGATTTCACCAATGATTCTTTCACCATTATGATTAAGCATGACATCTCCATACCCGTCAAAAGGTGGGTCGTCTAATTTAACTCTAAACTCCATTGCTGGATGAGTTTGCTTATTATATTTTCTTTCAATGGGATCGAATTCCATATCTTCATCAAGTAGTCCTGAAGCCTGAATGGCTTCCTGAATTCTTTCGTGACCAAGGGTTCCGTTAGTTCTATTAGCAACACCGAATGCGTCAGAATTATCATAATGAACCTGCCCATCAAATGCAAGGTACCAGTATCTTGGACACTCACCTGCGCCGTAAGTTAAAGCAGATGCTGAAAAATTTGTCTTCTTACTAAATCTTGGCTTTGTTTTTGTCATGTACCCAGATTCTATTTTTTCTATTATTCCGTCAATAAAACTTGTGTCTTCTTTAGACTCATAGGTTTTGTCTGGATTTTTTATCATTACTTGCTTCAATAAATTTTTAGTCATTGTTATCCTTTGTTTGTATTAATTATAGCAGATATCACTTAATTATGTATTTAAGAGCAGACACAAGACTGTTTATTGACTCTGCTGCTGTATAGTAAATATTTTTCTTTCCCCTATTTGACTTATCCACATTAGCCATCCATGTAGCCCTGAATGCCATCTTGGCTGCAATTGCCTGTAGTCTAACTATCTCTACAGTAGCCACGCTCATGGGGATATCTGGCTTTATAATTATCTTAGCAATAAATGTTAGGGCAGAGGTTAACTCCTCGTCCTCCATATACTCTGCTATTTCTGACAAACCATTGACCATATCAAGCGTTGTATTACTCTGTTCCATTATTCACCATCTGTTCTAGTAGTTCTAACTCTATTATAGCAAGTCTTACCTTCTTGTTACCCTCGCCAAGTACCACAACAATTGCTGGGTCGTTGCCATTTCGTATAGCATCTGTGACTGCCTTAGCCCACACATCCTGGTTTAATGTAAAAGATTTTGAGTTCTCTTTAAAATCTACAGTAAAATTTTCCCAAGTAGCATCGCCTTTCTTGGTATTTCTACCAGAATTTTTGTGCTGCTTGGCACCTATTCTTTTACTCTCGCCTCTCTCACTCATCTCTTTTTACTTTCTTATATCCAACTTTAAATAAATGTACCTCTGATAAATGTTTTTCAGAGCACATCCAAGATGCCATACCAGTTGAGGTATATACTCTGATAGTCTTTACTTCTTTTTTACAAGTTTTGCAAGGAAATTTTCCTTCAACTATCATGTACTTATCCACTGATCTTAGCCTTAATCATTTCTTGTAGATCAAGATCCTCTCTTACTCTGTTAACAAATCCATCTCTACCTTGAACTTTTGACCCATCTGGAAGAACATACCATGCTCCAGTTCTTTCAACTATACCCAAAGATTCAGCAGTATCAACAAGATCAGCGATAGAGTCAATGCCCAAATTATCGCCTCTAAAATAGAAATCATACTCACCAGACTGGAAAGCAGCACTAGTTTTTGAAAACTGGAGTTCCCATCTAACTTTTCTACCAACCTTTTCTTCAATAGCCTTGTCACCAACATAAATCTTTCCCTTCAATGCTTGGTTATCTGATTCTGATGAAAATAGTTTAACAACAGTAGAGGAATAAAACTTAGTAGCCTGTCCACCAGTTGGCTGT